CATATACAAAATACGCTTGGTTATCCACCTCTGTTCTGCCAGATAATGATCGCCAAGACTCTGTGTGATAGGATCGGTATCATTGGAGTATTTTCCCGCATTATAAGCAAGCTTACCATTCTCATAACAATACTTTGCATCCGCATTATAAGCGTTCTCCGGGAAATACTCCTGTGCATTGTCAAAGAAATACTTCTGATAAAATGCGTAAATCTTCTCCAGGTCATTACCGCTCTTCAGACCGCCAAGTGTCTGCATGGCTGTCATCATTTTGCGCATACTTGTTACCTTCTCATCCGGAAAAGCCAGTTCCATCAGATTAAAGAAGTTATTTGTCTCACCGTTCCAGATGGAAGCTCCCGTTTTGTCCACATCATGTGTTTCTACACTATATTCTTTGTCCGGCAATCCCCGGTTGGTGGTATCAAAACGAGTATCCGCATCATCTACACGCCATCTCCACTTCGATATTTCCGTTCCAAAACAGTAAGGGTACGTATTCTTTGCACGCTCATCCGTACCTGCATTAAATTCTACATTATTCATAAAGAACAACGTATCCTCCACATCCCAATACAGCGGAGCTTCTTTCCTGAACTTAGCAATACGGGCATTGACAAAAAGCATATTCAGTTCATCGCCCGTTTTGTTTTCCAAATCGGCAATCCCCAATCCATACCCTTTATCCACAAGCTGAGAGACAAGATTTATCGTGCCATTACCTATATCGGAAGGAATAAATTTATTTTGTGAGGACTCAAAATAGTACACATTATATAGGTTTACATCCCCTTCTTTGGCTATCCAAAATTCACAAGGCTCATTGCGGTACGTTATCACTTGGGCATTCAACTCATCCAATGTACCATTAAAAGGTTTCAGACGTGGAGAACACTGATAAACCATATTATAAGCAGGAATGAATTTAGAGATTTTATCCAATTCCCCCTCACCGAAATTCCATGAATTTGCACCATTATACTGCCATGCCTCTTTGTCTTCGTTGTAAAACACGTTGTTATTCCACGGGACGCGAAACAAAGTACACAATGGAGAGTTATCCGATCCTTCAATGCTCAAAAGATCCGGGAACAGATCCGTATCAAATCCAAACGTATATTTATCCCCTTTATCCGGTCCGAAAGTATACAACCCTCTGAATATATAAATCGTTTCACCCTCATCATTTACCTGTTTTTCAAAACATACAAATGGAATCTGATAAACTGCCACACGTGCGTTTGCATATTTCTCTGTCTTCATCGCCTCATTCAGCAAGCCCACTTCCCGATACAGGTCCTCATAGGAATTCACCGAACCTATCTTATGTGAATGCATAGAGGAAGCAAAATTCTTCTTTGCCGTGAACTTCTGCCCTGCAGGAAGAAAAGGCGTCATCTGCCACTTCTTTGCAGAAGTAGTCCCATCGGCATGTGTCACCACAGAATTCACTTTATCGAGCTGATAACGGGTATTCCATATCCAGTACTTCATAGAAGAAGTTCCCTGTCCTTTGGCTGTCACATTGCTGATTGACACATTCCAGTCGGGATGATCGTAGAAAAATACCTCCAGTGTACCTACCCGCGAGGTCTGGTCGGCCATAGAAGGAATCGTGTTGTCATATACTATTACATTAAACTGATCTTTCGTATTTTCAAAGTCGATCTCCGAACCATTTGAGTCAAAAATATCATTATTTGCTTTGGCGGCCGTTTTCTCATTTATATCGGATAGCCAGTTGATATAGTTGGTCATCACCCCCTGTGAGGTTAATCCGGAGTCGTAAACACGTATTCCATAAATATCCACATCCGCATATTCAGATCCAATGACAATACCGCCACTATGCGCAAAGTAATCATTACTTTCATAGGTAAACTCACGATTCTTCACCCCGTTTACATAGAGAATACACAGATTGAATCCGGAGTTCCCGTATGCATCCGGAAGAATAGTCAGTGCCAGACGTGTACGTTTTCCTTCAAATGTATGCAAGCTCTGTATATCCTCATTTTTGAGTGACTGAGAATGCATAATAATCTCATCGGCATATATATTAAGCCCCGCAAAGGAATCTCCCGAAGCAGATGAAATCGTAATAACAGGCTCCGTATAATCCGTCACATTATCAATCCTGTAATCCACTTCAATGGTTTTACCCTTGCGTGCGCACTCTACCTCAAAAGGTTTGTAGTCCATTGTCAGCATAGATCCTGCAAGTAGCCGGAGGGTTTTATTTCCATCCATATCCGTCATCCAACCATCATTACCCCAGTTCAGGTTTTTCCAAACTCCGGTTATACAGGAACCATCTACCTCATTGATGATCGACTTATAGTTTTCCTGCCTGTTGGAACGTGTCTTCGGATTCATGTAAAACACCGAACCTGCCACAGCAGAATATCCCAAAGAGTTGTTCACAGAGAAAGAGATCGGACTTACCAGCTCCGTTTCCCCATCCAGAATATGAGTCACAATTTCAAAATCTGTGTTATCCATCGTTTCAATTTCCATCGGAAAAGAGAAAGTATGTTTAGTCGAACAGGCAATATTATCCTCGGTTGAGGCAAATACAGACATGCTATCCTGTTTCACTACAAACTGTGCAGAAGTAGTCACATTATCACCATCGTACATGGCATACTCAAACAGAGTATTCTCGGACCAGTTGATAGCTTTGACCAATGCATTATTCACTGCCACCAGCTTGACTTGTTCGCCCGGAACAGCACAAATTACATTGAAAGACACCGTCTTCGTCTTTATACTCCCATCAGAATTTGACACATAAGCAGATATCCGGAACACTCCTGTCTTTCCGGGATGAGGAATGGCATAATTGTAAGCAGTTTCCACATATACACTTGTACCTAAAGCCACCTCATAAGACTCATTATAATCTGTACCGGATATATTTACATACAGAGTTTTAGATACATTGCCACCAATATAAAGAGGAAGTGTCACGTTACCGGTGTAAGCTGTCCACCATTTAAAGTTACCGGCATCAACAGACAATGAAGTGAGCTGAACGGTGTACACAAATGCCGGTGTAGTAACCTCCGTCACTGTTCCCGTCACTTTAATCATCACATTATTAACTCCGGAAGTCAAAAACTCAGCTACATCAATAGTAGTTGGAACTGCAGAATTAACAGGTAGCTGTTTGACCACTGCATATTCATCACTATTACTGCTCTTCACTGATATCAGGCACACTCCACGTTCTCCCGTATCTTCATAAGCTTCACCGGAGTCATAGCGTTCCTGAGAAACAAAGGTGAACTTCAAAAGGCAAGGTTCCCCTTTACTTGCCGAGATATTCTTGCTATCAAGGTTATTCGTAATACGTACATTACGTTGTATCCCGGTAGAGCCTCCTCCGCCTAACTCTTTCTTTTCCCAGGCAGTTCCTGTCCACTTATATAGTGCATCCTCATTAAACACATAGCACACGCATCCTTTGAGCAGATAAGAGGTATCAAGTGCATCTCTTTCGGAAGTTGTATTAACGGGAATCCAGCCGCTACGTATCAATCTCTCTACAGCCCACTCTTTCGTACCGGCTTTACGAACCAGCATATCATCCGTATCCGAAAATGTATCGGCAGTATCGTCTACGTTGCGTAACCCGCCAAGCGTAGTGGCTCCGTCACTTGCCGGAACTTCTATCAATGCAACAGAAAGGGGCTGTGAATCATCATCACTCTCTTCGATGACATTGGCTGACATACCCATGCTATCCTCTTCTATTAATCCATCAGATAGTACAGAATGAAATTGCGATGCTGTCTTTGATGAACGTACAATAATTCCTCCGTTAAGTTCCAATAAATAATCAGTACTATCTGCCTGATCTTTACGTAAAAATCGTTCATTAACCGGACTATCTATATCCAAATCATGTGCTATATCCGCATAGGCTGCTTTATTAGCATGAGCAGCTTCATCAGAATAAGCAGCAGCATCAGAATAGCCGGCTTTTACTTTTTCATCAATATTCACTACCTCCCCACTATCATCATCAAGAACAGAAGTCTTCAAATACAAATAATTATCATCATCAATAGATATCTTATCCAATGTTAACAAATTTTCATGAGTATGTCCATCTCCTGATACCGAAGAAGTGTTCATATTAACGTTAACACTTCCACCACTAATTCCGACTTTTTGTAACCTTTTACTCCGTGCTTTCGCTTCTCTGGTTACTGTTAGAACATTATATTGTTTTTTCATAATCTATCCCCTCAAAATAATCTGGTTCTACCTGTACTAATTTCACTTCACTTTCTTCAGTTATTACATGCTGCACATCACTAACTATCATATAATTACCCGGTTCACTAAGATCCGTATACAATCCAAAATCATTAAGTAATCGAACCGTACCGGTCAACATATTCATTCGATGACTGTATTGGCTGTACACAGTTCCCATGAGTAACTTTTCTATATAATCTGTAACTCCTGCACGGCTAAATTTTACTACAGGATTATAATCTTCTTTCCGTAACAGTATCCCCAATCCACACACCTTCAAATCTCCACTATTTCCTAAAAAGGTGTCTATATCCAAGTCCTCTTTTGCAGAAGTATTTACCCATGAGGAATATTCTATATCCTTAGTTTCAATTTCTTTGCCATAACCATCAACTATATCCAAAGTAGGTGTTTTATAAAGCAACCAACGAACTTTTTCTGCAAAGCCATCAAATACCGGATGCTGTGCTATATCACTATTATAGTAGCCCGATGAACCTTGATTAAATATTCCTGTACCTATTTCTACTTCTATCGTGCCTTGTACATTTTTCGGTATAGAGATATATTCACCTGCCCCCATTATATCGTATAAATGACATAAAGAAAAATGTGGATATTGTACACATTGATGGTTTTCCATCCATCCTCCCGGATATTCAGCCTTAGTCAATTTATCTTCACGCGGAGGAGTATAATAAGAGAGTACAGCATACGGTCTATTAGGTTTATTAGTTTCCGGGTAATCTCCATCTACCCAACGTTGCTTACCACCATAAGAAACGCCAATTTTCTTATCATAAGAAACATTTGCATAATGTTTCACTACAATTCCCTCTGCATTTCTTATACGCATTCTAAAAGGAATATGTACACATCTGATTTTAGTTCGCATCTTTTCATAATCCCCTTGCTCATTATAATCTCCGGATGTTTCAAATGGGTTATAACGGACATCAAGTAATACTCCCATTTTAAGTCGCAACAAACGTTGCCTTTTCTTACCATAAGATACTGATGAAAGAACATTAGGAACATCTATTTTTTTATCTATTTTTATCAACGTTTCATAATTAGTGAATAGCGAATTATTCACTATCGTATTATACAGACCATATTGATTAGCTCTAATTTTTACAATCCAGGCCACTCCTTCACCTTCATAATTGGAGAAAACCGGATCTATTTTGAAAAGCATCGCATGTTTATGTATAAAAAGCCCCTTTGGTGCCGGTACAGATTGAAAAAGATCCATATAGAAACCTTCCGAAGCATTCATAAGGTCATCACTACCCACAGAATAATCCGTACGCACAAGCAGATCAGTAGCAAAAGGAGATAAACCCTCTGTTATGACTTCTTGCTTCATAAGTTCTGTCTTATCATACGGACTAAAAGATACCTTCGCACTTTTATATACAGCATCTACTCCAAGCACAGCATCCTTTCCTTCCCAATGTATTAATTCCGGTTCAAAGGTATCTTGTATAGCATTCAAATCATATATAAACACATCTCCGGACCGCTGTATCATCCTCATTGCAAATGGCCTCAATGTTTCATCCAATACGGTTCTCCATGTCATTGGCTCTCCATCTTCATCATAAAAATTACCACAGTTAATACAAGTATGAGAAAGAAGAGTTTCTGATGAAGTATCTCCTGCTCGAGAAGTAGAAATATATTGTTGTATACCCCGGATATTTATAAAAGAATTATGTAATGCTTTCTGAAAAAGCTCTAAAAGAGTCAGAAATCCGTCCTCTTGAAATTTCAATCGGTCTAATACAGCAAAATCACTAAATGTTAATGTAACCTCATACTCCTTTTCATAGGAAAAAGGTTCTTCATAAAGTTCCGTATCCAGTGTTCCACTCCAATAAAGTGTATTGTCACGATATACATCCATGCGGATACTACCCGTATCAACAGTATACAGGTCTTTATACTGTCTATCTACCCGACTTACAACAGTTAAAGTAGCCTTACTACTTTGAACCGGCTCTAATTTGTCTGTTTCTCCCCACTCTATTACCAATGGATCATCTGCCGGAAAATCCAAACGCCCGATAGTTGCATATTTTTCCTCGGCATCCTGCCATATCTCAGCTCGCCATAAAACACCAGCTATACTGAAGAATTCACCTTTATATCTAAGATATTTTTCCATATTATTTTGTACGTTGATTAATCCTATCTACTTTATTCAATATTCCACGAAGAACCCGTCCGTCTATTACAAACTCAATTTCCCCTCCTATACCTCCGGCAGGTTGTAACATATTACGCAATCGATTGAGCGGAGCCACTACTTCCGGATTATTTTGTGCTCCGGAATATTCGCCAAAAAGCCCGAGAGTAGGACCATAAGCTAAACCGCCTGCCGCAAATTTTGGAATAGAAGCCAATGCAGCCAAAACACTAGCAACAGCGGCAATGGCTAAGATCGGTCCAACAAATGGAATACTAGCCATAGCCGATGCTGCACCCGTACCTGCTGCTGCTGTATTTGCTGCAACCTGTGTCCCTTGTGCTGTACATAATGCCAAAATTTGTGGTATAGCCGCTCCTATCGCTTGAACACAATTGGCTCCCCAATCAAGCCATTGCCCGGCTGCCCCTCCAATAAGATCACCAATACTTCCCATGGCTGTACCCATAGATCCCAGCCCATCAATCATATTAGCATTTCTCTCTCCCATTTCATCCACTGCCATATTCCACCTCTCCATATTGGAAAGTGGTTTTTCCATATTTGGCACCTCCGGCTCCGGCAATTTCATATCCTTAAACCCTTCTTGTGTCAACATGGAAGATCTCATTCCCGGATTGTCTTTTATGGAATCATTCTGTAAGCGCTCTACCATCCCACTAATACTACCCCCTACAGGTGTAAAATCTATCGGAATAGATATCTCACCATACTCTTTTTTGAAGGTTTCTCTTTCAATCCAGTCTTCTGCACCTGCTATTTGTTTTTTCAGGCTATCAATTTTCAACTGAATATCTATAGAAGCCGTACCAACTGTAGTATTTGACAAACTTTTTTCCAATTCGGAAAGTTCCTTTTTCATAGCTGCAATACTTCCTTTAGCAGGAGTATCCGACTCTGAAGAGAAAACTGATTTTGGTTTCTCTGTTATCGTATTCGTATCAGGTTTTTGAAGTGGAGAGCCTAAAACCGCATTTATCCGTTTCACTTCTTTTTCATAATCCTTTCGGGCAGACTGCATACTATATATATAAGGCGTAATCGGATTGTCAACATAAGAAGAAGCCTGGCCGGCGGTTCCATAACTCTGTACAACTGTTTTATTCAACTTACGGACAAATTGCATCCATCGCTCCGGAATTTCTTTATCTCCTCTCCGAATACTGGCAGCTATACCCTCAAATACCCGGTCACCAGTCTCTTCACCATATTCTTCCGTAAGTACCTGACGCACTTTTGTGAGATTCTGACCTTCTTTATCAGCCAATGCATCTCCTGCCGAGGATAAAGCACGTTCGCTGGCACGGGCACGGGCTGTCTCAAGAATAGCTGTACTCAGTTTACTATAGGCTACACGTGCAGTGTCTACATTGGTTATCTCTATTCCTAACTGACTTAGATAATCTCCATACTTTTCCTGAATTTTATCTTTCGCCCGTTTCCATTCATTTGTTCCTTCCTTAGCTTTATACAAACTACCAAAAAGTGTATCCAAAGAATTCTGCTCCGTAGATACCTCTTTATTCATGTCGGTCATTGCTTCATCTAAGCGCTTCTGTGCTTTTGCTGTTTCGCTATTACCTAATGCTAATTTGTATATTGCAATTCCAAGAGTTACAGCAGCGGCAGCAGCTATTAAATAGGGGCTGGCAGCTATGGCAATATTCATGGCTTTCGTTGCACCGGTAGTGGTGGCGATGGCAGCACGCGCTGTCAACATCTGCATTTTGTAGATATATAGAGTACGAGAGGTCAGAGTAACTATTCTATTATAAATAGATTGAGTAACAGAAGCTGCCTTTGTTAAAAATCCAAGGACTTTCAAATTGGTATATATACTAAGTACAGAATCTGCAAACTCAATATACTCCATTCCTCCAATAGTCCTATCCAACTCTGAAATGCTTAATTTCAATTCATTCATCTGTAATTGAAACTGTGAAACTTTCTCCAATACAATATCCGTATTACTGGTAAATTGTAATAAGCAATCAGACTGTTCTTGAAATACTTTAAAATAATTTGAAAAATCCTGTAAACAACTAATCATAGCCATTTCAAGAAACTCATTAGCTATTGTTACTCGTTCTATTGCCATTACAAACTTATCTAATGAAACAGATATGTTCTTTAAATCACCATTTATTCCAATAGAAATTTTGTATACTATTTTATTATCCATATATTTGAAACTTATTTATCTTTCAATATGAAAACATTATTAGGGGTTATTAACCACTGTTGTTGCTTGTTCCTCATATATCCAGAAAGTGAAAACTAAATATTATAAAGAATAAGTCAAGAAATGAGTATTGAAAATATGCCAACATACATTATAAATATAATTTTAATTATTACTTATTCTTACCACACAGTTTAATATAGAACTAACAATGAAAGAAATTTTAATAACATCACTCATTGTAATCGCCATATTTGGTATTTTACATTATTGTTCTAGCGATAGTATCATAGAGCTTCTTTTTAAGAAGCTCAAGAAAGAAGAACGTGCTAAAAAAGAAGCTGAAGAATTAGAACAACGGCTTCGTGACGAGGATAAATACGATAATGATTATCGTAAACGCCATTCATAAATGCATTATTAATTTCCTTACATAAATATCTTATTATTCATATTTTGTCATATAAATTATTTAATAATATGGAAGTTCTTATAGAGTTATCGTACTAATATTATTTATTGGTTATTGCAATTATAGTTTTCGTAAAGAAACTATTGTAGACGCCATAAACTGCTAAATTTCCAGTTATATCAATTATATTAGCTAAGGCAATCAACCTCAAGACGAAATTTGGCTAACTGCTCAGTTTTTTTCTATTAATATAAATTCATTATACTATGTGTACAATCCCAATATTACAATTATTTTTTTTTATATCCGAAGGTTATGGAGCTGCTATCATATTTATTATTATTGTAATTTTTCTCATCATCAGTTCCGTTAGTGGTGAAAAAGCTATTATAAAAGAAGCTATAAAAAATGCCCTAAAAGAGAAAAAAGAAGAGAAAGAGAAAAAAGAAGAGGAAGAGGAAAAAATGAAATAATATTTATTCCTAAAAAACATCTTATTATTCATATATTTGAGGTATTAATTATGAATTTTATCATAGGTACAATCATCTTTTTAATTCTTTGTTTAGGTATAAACTCTTTTCTTAATGATATTTCGTCTTCTTCAAAAGAAAAGAAAAGAAAAAAAGAAGATGAAGAGTTAAAACAACGTCTACACGATGAAGACAAATACGATAATGATTATCGCAAGCGCCATTCATAATATTTTCATTTATTCCAATAGAAATTTTGTATACTATTTTATTATTCATATATTTGAATTTATTTATCTTTCAACATGCAAACATTACTCATTCTCATATTCATGTCTGTAGTGATTTTCGGTGGTTTAGCCGCAATTATACCTGAAGATCCGGTTCACAAATATTTTCGTAAAACAATCGAAGAAAAAAAACGTATGAAAAAGAAAAAAGAAATAATTCTTCCAACTATGCCATTGAGTTCTAAAATAGCTAGTTTAATTCATCTACCTACATTTAGACTGTGAACATTATTCCAATAAAAAAAATGTATACTATTTTATTATCCATGTTTTTGAAAATATTTTTAATTATATGATAAAAACTTTTTTGGGGATATTGATTACTTTTGTAATCTGTATTATTATAGCTTATTTCTTGCCAGAACCAGTAAGTACTAAATACTTTAAACGTAAGCTCAAGAAAGAAGAACGTGCTAAAAAAGAAGCTGAAGAATTAGAACAACGGCTTCGTGACGAGGATAAATACGATAATGATTATCGTAAGCGCCATTCATAATATCTCATCTATCCCATAATTTTGCAATCTCGTCAAACCGATCTTTCGTACTAATAGATTCTTCCTTTTCATCTTGTGGTTGATTTTCCCATGAAAACCTACAAATATCAGTAGGAAGTAACTTTCTCTTACTATGAGGTTGCAACATACAGCAAGCTAAAAAGCGGGTTTGTTCCCATGACTCCCGTTCTAATCGTTGTTCCTTTTCTTGCCAGACTTTATAAGCTATAGAAAATTCAGATGGGGTACACCGGCTAAAGTCGTTCATACTCATTCCCATGCACCCCATTGCAATGCCCAACAGTTCCTCTGCTGTTACGCTTTCATCTTCTTTTTTTTTGAGCCTTCAGCACCTTCCGATAAGTTTTCCTGGAACTGTGCAAAGTCCTCCAGATTAATGCCATCGGCAAAGTGATCAAACTCCATGTCAAATGTTATTCCATCGGCACGACAAGCACTACGTACACAACAAAACATAAATAGAGTTAGCAGTTCGAGCTCAGCACCGATGTCATTTACATCCTTGCCGGTTTGACGTTTAAAGTCAATCATAGCACCCATAGTCATGCGACTGGGATACTCTTTTCCGTAAAGTTTCACTTTGTGCATATCTGTGTGAAGATTTACTTTTCAGTAGGTATTAGTTTCAATTCTACCTGACCACTGTTTTCCATTGAAATAGTATAGCTGGCATCATCATCACCCGGATCTTGTTCTTCGAGACTGGTGATAATGAAATTTCCTTCACGATATTTCGTAGCCTCTTCACCACGCAGCGCATAGCGCACTTTCACAGCTTTGCCTGCTTCCCACAACTCAAACAATTTGTCGTACCCCAGTTCATCACCATAAAACTTAAAACCTTCGGCACTAATACTGACAGACAGACCACTGACTGACTTCTCTTTCCACATACCGGGATTGTCAGCTGTCGCTTTTTCAGTAAGAGTAGGTTTCACAGCCCGTTCCTTTGTTTCTGCACTGTTAGTAATTGTACACGTTTTACTGTGTCCCAGCGGAGTGAATGTGTTTTCGCCGGTTACAATGCCCACAAGCATATCACTTCCATGTTGATATCCAGTTTCCATAATTTAAAAAATTAAATTTGTTAATAATTTACCGTTTTATCATTAAAACGAACAGAAACAGTAACGGCTACCTGTACTGTCCGTATCGCTTCGATGATGCAAACATAACGGGGTAAAATTTCAAAAACAAATAACAGTGTAATGGTTACACAAAAGTATGTAACCATTACACTGTTATTTCTCTTATTAGCGATTAATAGGCACCTTTACAGTGAAATATTAAAAACAATTTAAACATAAATTATTATGAGAAAAAAACTTTTCGAGACAGTGACAGACTGTCTAAAGACACTAACCGATTCGGAAACAGGAGAAAAAGTAGTGAAACACATTGACCTTTGGCAGACTTCCATTACCGAATCCGGTAACGAAGCCTCATTTCCAACACCAGCTGTATTTATTGAATTCCTACCAGCTACCTGGAAAACACTTTGCGGAAACAAACAAACGTGTGAAGTGCAGTTACGCCTGCACATAATAGAATATACCGCAGAAAACGACACACAAGTTGCATTACATGGATTTGAACTGGCAGACAGGATCGCCAGTTTACTAACTGAATGGCAATTGGAAAACCGAAGTAGATTCCTGCGAACAGAAAGCCTGACAAATCATGAAAGTGAAAAGGTGAGAGATTGTATGGAAACATTCAAGTTAACAATCTAATAAGTTGTTTCAACCAATCGTGCATTAAAAACAAACACTACTATTATTAATTTTCAGAATATTCATAAAATGAAAAAGAAATGCACAGGCTTCAGCTATATTAATAAAGTCAGAGATGTTAACAATATATATGACACATATGCACGATCGGGGTTATCAAACAGAGAAATCCTGAGACGATACATTTGGCCAAAGCATCTAATTTCAGAAAAAACGTTCTACAACTACTTGAACGCTTATGCGGATCCTGATTTTTTGGAAAGACTAAAAGAAATGGAACATTCACTATCTATTAAATAATACTTCCCACAACTCAGATATAGATAGCATCACCCAATTAATAGAAGTTCATATGAGCTGCCTACAACAACTTGAATGAGCTTCTATTTTCATAAATTTTTAGTGTGGTTGCCTCACCTGATAATTAAGAAACACAAAAATATTAAGGAACATCCTAACGAAACCTATTCAAACATTTATATAAAAGTTTGTACATTGTTGTATTTTTTATTACATTTGTACAATATTAATCAAACCACACAAACTTATGAACAATCTTCATTATTTCTTATCAATTACTCTCACTTCTTGTTCCAAAGATAACAAAAGAAACTACTTCAATAACATTGACAGCTAAACACTCATCATTCATGCTGATATTTGATGCAAGCAATACCATATCAATAGAATACTCCGGATATCTTCATGGTGGATTCGGCACATATAGCCTTAATAAAAAAGATGAAATCTATTACATATTTCTAAGTAAGGACATTGAAGCATCCGATCAAATTGTTGTAACAAGAAAAAACAAAAAGAAAGTTATTATTAATCTTTATGGATTATCTTTCAAAAAAGGAAAATACTATTACTTTAATGACGTGACAAACTCATTTGATATACCACCAATGACTGAAGGGAACTAATTAATCGAGGTTCAAGGTTGATTTCGATAAGTTGAAACATTCTTACTCACCCTTGATCAAAGTAAATATCTGAGACGAATGAATAAAAATCTCTAATCAATAATAAGTGGTAATAAATGGAACTACAAGTAATTCAAAGTAAGATCTACGAGATACGAGGAAGTAAAGTTATGTTAGACTTTGATCTGGCAAAATTGTATAGTACAGAAACGAGTTTATTAAAACGTGCTGTCAGACGAAACATGGAACGTTTTCCGGAAGATTTTATGTTTCAACTAACAAAAGAAGAAGCTAACAACCTGTATTCCAGTGGGGTATTCCAAACTGGCATACCCCAATATAATTTTAGCGCTTATGCTCCTTTTGCTTTTACAGAACAAGGTGTAGCTATGCTAAGTAGCGTATTAAGATCTTCCATTGCTGTAAAGGTGAACATTAATATCATGCGCGCATTTGTTAGTGTTCGACAATTCGTCTTAACCAATGAGAGTAATACCAAAGAGATAGAGTATCTTAAACATCGTATTGAGGAACTGGAGCATCAAGGAGTGAAAGCATTTGCTATGATAGAAAGGCTGGGAGAAGAAACGTTAGAAACCATTAATGATTTATCTGAGGATAACCGTAAAGAATTCGATAACGTTTACCTTGCACTCTCACAGTTGGCAGACAAAAGAAACAACCTAAACCTCGTAATCCTATTGGTTTTAGGAAATAATTCTATAATTGACCAATAGAAATAAAACAAATTTTACAAATCAATAAATATGAGAATTAGAAACAATAGCCAGAGGTATATTGTTCTTTCATGAATAGGTAAAGGAAACGAATTAAAATAAAAGACACCGAAAGACATATACCACTTCATCTACTTTACAAGGCCACGCACTTGCAACAGACTGATAATCAAGACTTATAAGATTGCACACTTTTGTTATACAAGAATGTACAATCTTATATGACAAGAGTGTACAATATTGCATGGTAAAAGTGTACAATCCTGTCTCTTTGTTCCTATATGACTGATTTTCATGACACCCTTATTCTAATTATTACTGTAATTAGAGAATAAATTGCATAACAATATCAATTATTATGCGTATTTTATCGTATAATCTTTCTTTAATTGGATAATCATGCACATTCATTCGGCGTGTTATCCTAAGTTTCCCGGTATGATAAGTTCAGTTCCTCTACCATTATCTTTGCCATGGAAAACATAGTTCTTTATGAACGTTAATAAGAATAAATTTCTTAATATTGT